CAAGTACTCCATACGGAGCCGGTTCGGAGTACAAGGACGACTTGGTAATTAAAGTATAGAAGATGTTTTAGGATGTATCAAGTCAAATGACACATCTAAATTTTGGCTCAATCCCGCTTAACAGTAATTTTAGCAATGCTATCGCTGCTTAACAATATAACTGTCTATCTTATCTTCAATTCTAATAAGCCGAGTATTGATTGAGTCTTGAAACCTAAGCATTATCCTGTCTTGCTGCTCATTAATTTTTTGCTGCTCGATTTTCATGCTATCTAAAGTTCGATAGATTGCGATAATGTCTCTATCATTATTCTGAATTCGGTTTTCTGCTTCGTTAACTAAGCCCAGTAATTTTCCAACGCCAAATACAACAGTTAATACGGTGCCTGCTGATGCGGCTATGCTTATTAAGCCCGCTTTGGTTGTTTTCATTTTTTTAATCCCTCAATTACAGAGTCCTTTTTGCGAGAGCTCCACGAGCTTCCGAAATAGTAGGTCAGAATAATCATCACGGCATCTTGCACACGAGCCGCTATAATATCATCCTGAGTCCCGGGATTATAGATAGCATAAAGCTGTACCATGGCGTAGATAATTAGAAACCCTATGGCTAATATTGTGGGCACTGGGTCATGCTGGCCAACTTTTGCTAACTCAACTTGCCTGCTTCTCGCTGAATTTCTATCTTGTGCCGCAATCTCCTGTTGCCTGATTTCGTACTGATTGTCCAGCTCCTTAATCTTGACTAGTTGCTCTGGGCTAGCAGTTGCAGCTTGTACGGCTTTTAATAGCTCATCTTCTGAAGCATCAGCATTATTGCAAAGCAGTTGCTTTAGTGCTGTTCCTGCCACAGCTCTAGCAGAGCCGCCTAACATACCGCCCAATACTGGGGCTAAAGGACTAATGATTTCCTTGATTTTATCCCACATCATATCTTCCTTAGTTCAAAATGCGGAAGATCGTGAAAGGTTTCATCTTTCACTTGGCTATTCATATTCCAATCCCCTCCCCACCTAATTTTGTGACTAATTTTCCCTTGCTCTAGTAACGTTTCAGCTATTCCCATGACCACGCCCGCAAAATAACAAAAGCGCTTGGTATCTTTCCAGTCAATAGGATATGGGGCAACATCAGCCGCCATACTGGGCATAGAATTATGCTGTCCGTTAGGCCATTTTAACTTGCTTAATCCATCTCTGAACGCTGCATCTTGTTCAGCCTGCCCTCTATGACCTACAATAACAGCGCAGTCAAAATACTTAATCACTTCATTAAATAATGTTTGTAAATCAGGGTGACAGGTTGATAATCGTTCGAGAGATGTTTTGCTAAATGCTGGCATGATAATTCCTTAGTTAATTAATGATAAAATTGCTTGTTCGAAAATGGCCATGACTGCTCCTACACTATCTCTAGTCCTAAAAATTCATATTCAAACGCATTTGTTAAATCAGGCACGCCACCACTAACACCAATCGTAGTTGCTGTTGTAGTTGAGGAATTGTTTGCATAGATTTGAAAATAATCGGTTGTGCCATTGGCGTAGGCAATGCAGGAGCCTGAAACGGTTAAATTACCACCGGACGCCCATTGCTCTTCATTGAGACGTGCGTATGAGTTGCCATTCTTAAATAGTGTTATAAAAAATGCTTTGCCGTTTTCTCCCCCAGCTGAAAATATGCAACTACTAAAACGGTAGTAACCCGCTTTGGTAGGTTTGAATGCGAATGGATTGGCAACAACGCCGCCATTTTTCCAATACATAAGAGTATCAAACAACACGGTATCAAACTGGATAAGGGTGGCCACATTATTAACGGGTATCACTTGGGTAGCGGCAAGATAAGCCCGCCCGACCTGCGCTTTAAAAACTGATTGATTAAGCTGGGTCCTGTCCCCTTTGTTTAGCGCAAGTCCAGCTTGCGTGATGATATAGCATAGCTCTTCTTGCACGGCATTAGCCCAATCATCATCTACAATAGTAGCTGGCACCCCAGTGCTAGGATTTCCTTTGGTAAAAAATCCATTCGGCTTTGGTCCAACAGCTGCAGGCGTTGGTAAAATAGTGGCGGCTGTAGCATTATCAACTCTATACATTATAACTCCTTAAGAATAACTAAAAATTACGATAGTGTGGGCGGGCTTTAACTGATCAACGACACATTCGAGCCTGTGATTACCCCAGGTTCGCAGGGGCTCACCAATGCTTGATGCACCGGTTCTAAAATACGTGTAGGTAGTTTCTGATGCGTTGACTTGCCACACAAACCACCAATCAGCGCCATAAAGCGGCTCACCTACAGCATTCATGCCCACACGAAAGGGCCTAAACTCTGATATGGTGATGGTAAAACCTAGTTGTGCTGCTAAATCGATAAAATATTGCCTAGACTGCCCGCCTCTGGCTGTGAGTTTTGCTAGTAAGTCCCGCCTTCTCTCTTGAATAGTCCCAGCTATTTCTCCACAGGCATCGGGAAGCCCTGCAACCCGCTCCCAGTCGGGTAATAACTCCGTGGTCGTATCTGGAAAAGCTTCGTCTATCAATTGCGCTGCTCGCAAATCGGCGCGATAAAGCTCTTGTGCCAAAGCATCGAGCAATTTAGTTAATAGCGCATTGGGCTCTCGGGTAAATGCGGGACCAGGGGGCAGTAAGGATTGAAGCGCTTGACGGTATTGTTCAGCAGTTGCCATGCTAGCTCCAAGTGATATCGCCGAAGACCGCTATATGGCCGGTGGCGTGGGTTACATTGGCGACGGGACTAATCAATGTGTGATCAAATTCACCATTGGCTACGCTAATGGCCTCATTAATCCGACTGAGATAAATGGTACCGCCCGGCTCTGCATCGCGCCGTATCATGTCCCTAAGTTCTGCTTCTACAGCATCACGAATGGCTGGCGTATCTTGCAAATTCAGGTGGATTTCAAAATCAAGCTCACCCGCAATGGGTGCTGCAATATAGACTTCAGCGGTAACAGGCCTTACCGCCTCAATATAGGCTTGCACTAATTCAACATCTTCTGACTCTGGGATGCCATCTGGATACGTGTTATCCATCATAAATCTGACGGTTACCGTGCCTGCTCCCATTTCTTTGGGGTAAACCCATGCGCGCGTAACACCTGGCACAGCAAGCGCCCATTGAATGTAGTCCTCAGAATTCCCTCCATGCGGAGGGCTTTTAATGCGCTCTAAGAGTCTAGCCAGTAATGAGGCCTCCGTTTCAATATCCGTCCCACCGGTTAAATTACTAGTCAATGCGGCGCTACTATTAACTCCGGGTGGCGTTGAGATAAAGGTTAGCGTTGAGCCGCTTTCTGTGTTGCCATTGCTGCCAGGCTCTACAGCCTCAAGGGCTAATGTTGCTGTGCCGCTTGTTATGGTTGCATCAGCTGTTACAACAAATTGCACGCCATCACTGCGTTGCATGAGTGTTTGGGCTTCGATAAGTGAGCCATTTGTGCCGGTTACGGGTAGTGAGCCGCTGGCTTTATTCGCCGCCTTTTCTTCAACGCCCCAAATAGCTGCCCAGCGCTTTAAAAACTCAGCCTCTGCAGTATCAATAATGACCTGCTTTGCAATAAAGTCCATATATGCGCCAAGGTCATTTCCGGCTCTAGCGTTGATGTACGACATGACACTTAATATGGAGCGCCGTAACCGTGCATCCGACCCCGGTAGGCGGCTATTAATATCGGATTGGTTGCGGTCGATAAGCTCTGTTAACGTCGGTCTACTAAATGGCATTTAATTGGTCCCATACATAGTCATAATAAAATTCCTGTGTTTCGCCATTCGGCTTTTTAATAGCAATACCAATCCCAAGCACACCTTTTCTTACTATCTCGGTCTCAACTTCGACAGCTTGTGCCACTTTGTCATCGAGCAGCCATTGCAATGCTTCTAATGTGTAAGCCTTGGCTAAATTAACCACGTGCTGCGTTTGCTTGCTGCGACAAAGAAGCCACAGTCGAGAGCCGAATTTATCGCCCAAGACCGGCAAATACGTATCGCCCCACCAGCCGCCCCTATCATTCGAGTCTATAAAGTCTTCTGGGTTAGCCCTTCGATTGGTGAATAGGCTTAGATAAACGGCGGTTTCGAGGTCTTTGCCTGACAATAGATCAGGTCCTTGCATGGCAATATCAAAGAACAGTTCACTGCTATTCTGCGTTAAGGTTAGGGCTATATCAGTCATAATAATTACATGGAGTTACTGGGATTTCCGGTGCTGGGCCCGTCATGTTCTTGATGCGTATGGGTATTGTATTGGCTACGCATGCCAGCCATGCTGCGGGTGTTGGTTGCACTATTATCGGTAATATCAGATTTCGATTTGATGTATCCATCGACATCTAAATGACCGGTTATATGAGCATTGCCCTTTATTTCAATTGAAGGCGCATCAATAGTGACTTTTGTAGCGTGCTTGATAAATAGCTCGCCATTTTTTATCAAGATTTGGTTGCCTCGATTGTCATAGAGCATGACATCGCCGACCGCAAGAATGGCTTTAGGCCTAACACTGCGGTTAAAAATGGTAAGAATCGTGCCATGCTCGCGCTCGCCCGCAAAAAAGGCGGCTAGGCATTCAGAGTCACCAGGCGCTAGGGAGGTAAATCCGTACTCTTGCGGATGGTCCATATCATCGCTAACCTCGTCGGCCATAAGCGTAACTTGGGCGAGCTGGACCCCTTTGCTATCATTCGTTAATTGAACACGGCCACGGGCTAGAATGTTGCGAATTTTGTTATAGGCTGCGTTGATTAAGTCGCGCATTATCAACAGTCACAAATAGTTGCAGCTATTACGATAAATCCAGCCAATATGCCTATTCCTGCAACAATAAAGAGCAGTGTTATATAGTCCATAATTACCCCTTGATAAATTCGTTGCTAGAGTCTTTTTTCTTTTTGACTTTCAAGTCTGGCAATACGTCGTAAGCCTGCTTTGGCACAAGCGTTAATCGCGTTTTCTCGCCCATTTCATCTAAGACATAATCAACAGCCTCGATGAGCAAATCTTCATCGACTTCAAGATATTCTGAGGTTAGCCGGGCTAATTGATTAACAGACCAGAGCTGACCATCGTCTTGCCGCCACCCGGATACCGTGACATTAAAATACCTTGATTTACCTTCGCGCGTAGAGGCTTCCCACTTTGCCCGCTGTTGGCATTTGGCTGTATCAGCCTGCCCATCGGCTAGAATGACGAGAGGTCGGTAGCGGGCCATGTTCTCATCAATCACGGTGGCGTGCGGCTCGGTAATAGGTGATGGCTTACCGGTAGGCGTAATAAATTGGTCTCCACCGGACTGCTGACCTTTTACAATGTAGTGCGAATAGCGATTGCTGTTATCGTAAGCGGCATCACCGGCCAGCATGTTTACGCCCTGAACAATAGCGGTAGTTGCTTTCTCGGTTCCGGCCCGTGTAATGAGCAAGTTGCCCTCATTATCGGAGTAAGCAAGGCAGCCGTTTAATGAGCAAATACGCTTAATAGCTTCAAAGACGGTAACGCCTTGGTTGGATTTAAATAAATCTGCGGCATTGACCGTGCTGCCGGTATCTACATTCGCAGTTACTTTAATGCCAAAGGGTTTGCAAAGTTCGCTAATCAAGGCCTCAAGCTTTAATCCACGCCATTGCCCTTTTTTGTCAGCAATTGAGCAGTCGATTAAATCCCCGCCCTTATCTCGACCAATGACCATAATTTGATGGCTTCTACCGTCCACGCGCGGATAGACCGAGTCAACGTAGCCATTTATAATCTGGTCGTCATCAATCATGATTTTGCAGGTATCACCCGCACGGATAAGGCGCGCAACCCCTTGCCACTTGTCGGTAACAGTGAGATTAAATGAGCCGCAAAGATTAGCCATCGAACGGTTTACTTCAATAGCTGTCCAGCCCTCAAAGCGCATATTGTTAGTTAGAAGGGCTAGTGTCATAAATTTTTCATGCTAAAATTAAATCAGTGCTTGGTCTTGCTGGATTATTTTCAGCTAAGAAGGTACAAAAGCGAGTGCTGTCATAGGTTAAATCTATAACAGGTTTGCTTAAACGCATGAGCCGGGTGCGCTTGCGGCTGAAGAAAAGGCCACATAAAAACCCGGACAATAATAAACCTACGCTAGGCGGGTTGTTAGATTATTTTAATACCTCAAGCTCAGTGTGTGGCGGCAAAAATAAAGGGTTCCGTATTCGATTGCGTTTAGCCACTTCTTCTGTTTTATGGGTATCGCCATACTGATTATAGGCAAATACCGCGGCTGGCAGACTGTTTCCTGTTTTTACTGTGATAATATCGGGTAAGCGTGAACCGCGAGCGCTAATATCATTAATCATGGCCGCTTGCACTTTGCTTAATGCATCATATTGCTCATCTTGCAAAGAGTCTGCAAGCTCTGTCATAGCATTAGTTAGCAAATCATCTAAATCATCTCGTATAGCCAGCGCTTCTTGCCGACTTTCGAATGTCATGGCGCTAACACTTCGGGCCATTTCAATCAGGGCGGTATTTTGAATGAGATTTACAATCGCTTGTTGATTTTTAACTTGCTGCTTTCTGTTTGTCGTGGTTGTTGGTACGGGAAGTAAGCTTGCACCAAAATTGATTAAATTCTTTTGCGCCGCATAGGCATCTTTAGGGCTAGTATATATATCGGTTAAACCTGTCACTAGAGGTTGCAGGCCATTGCCTAGGCTTTCTGCGTCTAGCAAGGTGTCAACTTTTGTATCAAAGGCATCTAGGCTGTCCATGTATACGGAGTAAGTATCACTGTTAGTCACTCCTGTTTTAGTGGCTTCACGTATTGCACCTGAGGCCTTGGTTGCTGTATCGGTAGCCGCCGTTTTAACATAATGCGGGCTTTTATCTGTGGTAAAATCCGTAATAAAGTTATTAATGACTGTGGTAGCAGATGAAGCCACTAGCCCTACTACAGCCGATATAGTATCTGTTAGCGAGGAAGGAAACGCATTTTGTCCGGCTTCAACAAAGGTTAGTTGAAACCGATGCAGTCCGCCCTCTCGCTCAGAGTAGCTTACACGGCAATCACCCGTGGGAATGACTTGCTTAATCCCTAGAGTGGGGTGAATAAGTAACCCGGCCGTGTCGTAGCTTTCTATGGCATTAATCAAGGCTATCGCAAAAACATTATTGAGCTCGCCGATTACGTAGGCATTAAAACTATATTGCCTAGCACGCCTGCCTAGGTCTTCAGTATAGGGCTCGTCCCGCTTAGGATATTCGTTCGTTTCATTGCGACGACCGAATGCCATGTCGGTGTCATCAATATAAAATGGAATACCCCGAAAGCTTGCGGGGAGTAATGCGTCGCGCCAGAGTGCCATTATGCGAAGTCCTGAGTGCGGCCAGTATTAACATTAACCTTTGCGGGCTTATCGCTTTTCACTTTATCAACTGTAGCGGTGCCCGAGTCGCTCTTGATATTGACATCAATGGCAACTTTATTAGTTTGTGCCTGTGCAATAGAGCTAATAGCAGGTGATGGAAATCCGCCTACCGAGGAGGGGTACATAGGAGCTGAGCCATTTGGCATTGAAGCAGGTGCGGGCGGGGTTAAGGATGAAAAAGCGCCTTTTATTAACAGAATGCCAGCAATAATCTTGTCGATAGTCCATAACAGCGGCGTAAATACACCAAGCAGTATTTTACCTAATGTTCCGTCACCGAATGTTGATTTAAATAGCTCGGCTATCTTGGTCATGCCATTACCCAATGAGGCCCAGAGATCGCTAAAAAATTTCTTGATAGGCTCCCATTTGATGTAAATTAAAGTAGCAAGAGCTGCCAATGCAACTACTCCTGCAATAAACAGACCTATAGGAGTGGCTACTAGCCCGGCAAAAACCACGCCAGCATGAACTACTCTTGTGATCAGCAACCCAAAACTAACGATAAGACTTGTTATCCAAACACCAGCCATTAATTGAATAAGAGAGCCAAGACCGCCAAGGGGCTCTAGGAAATTATTGGCGGCCATTATGGCTTTAAGAAAACTTGTCCCTAAAGAAAATATACCCTTCCCTAGTGACTCTACAGCTTTTGTTATCTGATTAATCTGCTTGGGATTCATATTTTGCGTAGCTTTAGTCATGCTTTCGATCATAGGCTGAAAAACAGGCAGCAGCTTAGCTAAAGTTGTTTGAGATAGTTTTTCTATACTAATTCTAAAATTAGATATGGTGCGATTAAATTTCTCGGTATTGGCAATGCTTTCCTTTGAGTGCATAAAACCTATTTTTTCAAAGGCAGCAGCTAGCTTTTTAGCATCCGCTGTGCCCAAATTAAGCAAGTGAATAACACTTTCTAGACCAAGTGCTTGGGCCGTTAACAACTTTCTCGCGCCGTCTGGATTTTTCTTAAATACATCAGCCATTTCTAAAAATACACTGATAGCATCTCGAATATTTCCATTTGCATCTTTAGTTTTAATGCCCATGGCAGAAAACGCTCTTGCAGCCTGACTGCTCGGGTTTTGAGCATCGACTAGAGCATGGGTTAAGCTCGTCAGGGATGCAGTCATTTCTTCAGATGTTGCCCCCGTTTGCTGCGCTGCGTACTGCATGGCTTGCAATTGGTTGACGTTTACACCTATTTTTTCAGCATTCTTTATTAGTGACTCATTAACCCCATTGCCTTTAATCATCATGGCGCCAAAGGCTGTACTTACAGCCATAGCGCGAAAAGCAACGCTCTGCAATCTTCCGCCAAAGCGTCTTGCAGCTCTATCAACTCCCATCATGCTGCGCCCTAAATTTTGGGCAGTATTTTGCAGACTACGCATTGAGCGCTGAAAGTTGCCAATCGTATTGCTAAACCTATCAACAGCGCTAATTGTGACTTTGGCGGTATAATTTGATGTCATAATTTATTTGCTTAATAATCTATTCTTTTGTTCTTGAAATTCTTTCTCAGTTAAAATGCCTTTTTCCTTTAGCTCAGCGAGCTTAAGTAATTCATCAGCTATAGAGGAATTATTTATCTTTGCGTTACCTGCATTTGAGGTGGCAATTGTTTCAAGAGGAATATCGTTACTCTTATCTTTTTTCATGCTTTTATAAGCAGAAACGCCAAGAGGCAAACACATTATACCAAGCAAAGCAATCCAGCAATGAGCGATTATTTGCTCAAAACTTGCGCTTGGATTTCCATAGATGTAAATACCAACAAAAATCAAACATAAGATACCGCTACCAATCAAAAAATTTGCAACTTTTAGCTTCAGAATTGAATCTTCAACGCCGACCACATGCTTGTCATATTTGCTCATGATTAACCCCTTTTGAATGAATGAGATTTCATATTACTAAGGGGTTGTTTGCTGGGCAACGGATTTTTATTTGTTACTGCTGTTTTTAATCATCTCATTCAAATGAATTAGCTTACATTCCCACCACAATATTTCATCAACGGTCATTGCATAGAGTTCACTCGGCGCAAATCCCATGCCCTGGGGGTGCGCAAGTACTGCCATGCTATCGGTTATACCTGGGGGGCAACTTCGAAAAAACCAGAAACAATCTCCATGAGCCTGGCAAAGTCGGATAATGCTAGCTGGTCAACAGAGCTGGGGGGAATATCGCATAGCCGCGAGATGTATTGCGCAATGGCTGCGGTATTCATCTCGATACGCTGCTGATTAGGGTTATCAGCCAACGCAATAAACGCCATAGGCATCCCGCATGCACGTATATCGGCACCTACTGGCTCTCGTATTTTAAGTTCATCCAATGTTTCACCCTGCGCTTGAATGGGCTTACTCAGTTTAATGGTTTGCTTTAGTTTCATGCGGTTAACCACTCCCCTTGGGGTCCTTCGAAACGTACCGTAAGTTGACCCTCGCCCGCATCGAGCTCTAATTTATTAACTTGATAAGCATTACGAAGCACGGCCACCTTGCCGTTAATCATCTCAGCCGTTACCGTGACGTTTGATAGCTGTTCTAATATATTGGGGTCCAAGTTAGGTCTATCCGTTATGTCACATTCAATGTAACTGGCTTGGGGCGTTTCTTTAATCCCATGATAGCCATCTTGACCCACTACGCTTTCACGCTCAAAGCTACCGAGCGATATTTTCATGTTGCCACGCAGCGAATACTGCGTGCCATTCACTTTAAAATAAGCAGTTCCTGCTACTTTCATTCTCTAAATCCTCACTTAAAAGCTATTTGGAAGGCGGCTATTTGGAATTGGCCGACCAAGGTGGGTGGCATCATGACATCGACACGGGTTTTATCATTGGCGTTGATTTCTACGATGAGGTTTTGCTTAAAATCATCAATATTTTGAATTAAGCCAGCCTCTTCCCACTCAGCCGCCGCAGCTATAATCTCAGCCTTGAGTATCTTAGGGGTTACGATAGCCTGACCCTCACCAAAACGTGTACCATCGGCAGCTAATTTGTGTCGTGGAAACTTCTGGCTTATGCGGGCACGTATAGATTGGCGTAGGTAAGATAGGGTTAGTGGAGTATTAGCATCTAAGTAGCTACTGTCTGGTACGCCTGCGCTATTAAATTGATAGGTCGTAATAAGCCTATCAATACGCACAGCGCCGGAGCGGCTTACCGTATGAGTCGAAATTCCATCATAAAGTAAAGTGTTTCGTTCGGTAATGTTACGCTTGTCCTCATCATTTTCAGGCAATACACCAACAAGCTCTAGTGTGTTAAAGGGTCTGGCTGGGTCATTGGTAGCAGCAAAGGCCACTTGCCCGCATACAGCAGCAGCCCATAGATAGGATGGTGTAGGGCTGCTTAAAGCTGCGTCCATAATCCCGCTAAACTCATTATTACGCGAATTACCCAGCGTACTTAGCTCAGACACAGAACCCGGCGAAGCTAAAAAGCCGTGTCCTTCTAACATGCGCATGGGTCCCCACCGGCTAATGAGTTCATTTTCTAGCTTGATTAGGTTAGTAGCATCAATATACGGCATAAGCCAGAAATTAAAGATTTCATCGGGTAATGCACTAATGGCGGTTGCTATATCCGGATTGGCAGTACCGTTCGCTAGTTGTGTAATTGCAATTATAAGCCCTGCTGGCGTTGTCTCACCCCCCAATGCACCACGATAATTTAAGCGCATGGGTAGAAGATTGCCCACTAAACCTTTATGCCTATAGGTTACATCCACTTCATAGGCGTTAGTACCATTAACGGCGGCAGTCACAGGCAAATCATGTGCCGCATTGATTGCCGCAGCTAATGCAGTAGCCACAGCTGTGGCAGCATCACCGCTTGCAACCGCACACTGTACGAGAACACCACCTATATACAGATTGATGGTGCCCGCAGCAGTAGCAGGCCCCGTAATTGATACCTTACCTACCGCCTTTGCACCAGCTCCGTTGTCATCTAAAGCAACCGCCCACTTTTCAGTGTAAGGGTTATTAGCAAAGAGCGTATCAAACATATTAGCGAGCATTGAACCACGGCCAAAACTAGTTATCGCCTGTTCTTTTGTAGTAATCAGTGTGGGGACGCCAGCCGTTACTGTGCCCGTGCTTAATCGCTGACCTATCACTAAAATGCGGGTATTTTGGGATTGCGCAGACTGGGCTAGCTGATTAGTAACCTCAGCATAAACGCCGGGCACGCGAATATTGTTTGGAATTTGATTAAAACTGATAGTCATTATTTAGCCTCTTTCTCTTTTTTAGCGGGTTTTTCATCAGCAAGCACAATATCGCCATGGCGCAAGTAGCGTTGCCACTGGGTGCTATCTGTTACCCACTCGCCTTCTTGGGCTAATGGGCGCATGGTTTCAGGATGGCGCACAATCGCGCCAGCTTTTGCCGGTTTTATAAAAATCTTGTCCATGGGAACTCCTAGGGGTTGTATAAATTATCGAGATGGTCTTGCGCGTCGGGTTGGTCTAATGGATCACTAGTGGTTAAGTTGTAATCGGCATAGAATTTATTGAAATTATCAAAGCTTCTTTGTGTGGAATCTTCCTCACCTAACCAGATACGCTGCCTAAAGGTAAATTCATGAAAATAGCGGGCTTTATCCATGCTTAACATGCGAGAGCCAACATATTCTATCGTGTGTGCATCAGGGTCATTTTGATAGTTAAGGATGGCGGAGAATAAGGCGGCTCTAACTGCATGTATTTGGTTTTGCGCACTTTGCCCGCGTCTATCGGCTTGATTATCCAGTACTACAATCACGGTAAATTGCTCTTCGACTTCTTCTAAAAAACTGGGGTTACTTAACGTAGTGGCCGTATCATTGCTGAGCAATACATACATCGAAGGTAAAGCAAGTCTTGCCATATCTTCAACGGCTGCGTAGTCAGCAGCACCCGCAATACGATTGCTAAACACCGGCATTAGCGTGGGTATGGTTGCTTTTAGTCGTTCAATAATCGGTGAAATTAGCATTACTTAAAAGCTCGCTTAAGGGCTGCGTCAATTAGTTTTTCAATTTTGGGCAAATTTTCACGGAGAGATGGCTCAAGCCAGGGGCGCGGCAGTATATGACGAGTTCCTTGTTCAAGCATAGGTGCATAAACTAAGTTACTACCCGTTTCAGCATACATTTCAGCCCTATTTCGTGTGGTTCTAATACTTCTTGCTAGTGTTCCAGTATCTGTAGCTGGTGACTCACCCGGTGCCGAGGCTTGATGTTTTATACGCCCTCGCTTGCCTCGTTTATAGATATGGCCCGTTTTAGCACCCCGCTGAATGCGCTTTTTAGCTGTGGTTTCTACTAAAAAAGCGGAGTCTTCTATAGCGCCATTGATTTCTTTACGTAGAACAGGGTCAATCTTGGCAAGTTTTTGTAAATCCTTGTCTAAGAAAGTGTATTGAATTTCAAGCATTTATTCTTTCGACTTCTTCGAGCATCAGCTCAAGAAATACTTTTCGCTTTTCTATGTCTCTAACTGAGCGGATGCGATAACGAATACCATCATGTACGAGCCAGTTTTCGGCTGTAATGCTGTATTCAGGGTAATAGCGAATAGTTACTTTCGCGCTAATGTCTGCGGTTATTTCTTTTGTTTCAAAATAATGCACACCCTTAAAGGGCTCAAACTTGGCCCAAAGGGTGGCCACATCCATGTAAGTAGGCGTAATACCTACGTCCGTATTCGGTGTCTCAGCAAGGGATTGAATAATTACGCGGTGGCGCAATTCTCCGGTTTCTATGCTCATAGCGCAAACAGCCTAAAAGGTTGCAGTAAGGCGGTAACACCAAAGGGCATTTGGTTAACCGAGCTTGTTGCAGCATTTCGATTGATATAATAATGGTCTATTAGCATCAACATGGCTTGCTTGATAGACCGTGGCACTTTGTCAGCCGCTGTGCCATAACCTGCCACATACTCAATCGTGACAGCATTATACAGGCGGCTGAATACTGGCCAATCTGCACTATCATTTAGTACTAGGCGGTTATCGCTAAGCCGGTAGTTAGTGTTTGCAAATACAGCGCTTGTGTTATCGGTATTGTAGTAAGTAAAGCTGGTAATTGATTGAATGTTACCGCGCGGCAGATTAATGAACCGACTATCTAGACAAAACTCATCATAATCTAACGTTAACTGCCAGGTTTGATTGATAAATGCGCGTAGCGTGTACTGCTCGGCGTATTGCCTAGCTGCTGTAATGAGCGAGGTTAATAGGTCATCATCTGCGGAAGTATCAACCTTCGTGTAAAGCTTAGCTTCAACAAGCGTTACCGGCTCGGTTGCTGGCAGCGTAACGAGCGCCAGCTGCATTATGCATTACCCACGGCCAGATAGCGAATCACGTAGCCCGCAGTTAAATTAAAGGTCGTGCCATCTGCAACGGTTATATTACCAGCAGAGAAAGACACAACAGCATCAGCTGTGACCACTTTATTAGAGGCGTCCACCACTTGTACTTGAGCGCTGCTAACGGTCGCTAAGCCGGTGGCTATTGTTACGGTATTTGCGGTAGCCTCACCTGAGGTTACAGTATGATTACCCATTACTGGCATTTGCATGATTAAACCATTGCGCTTAACGGTGCCATTTAAATTTAGCGGGTTATCACCACCAGATGTGGTTTGCTCAAAATAATTTAATACGTTAGGAGTTAGTGCCATTATTATTTAGCTCCATGTTGAGATTTATTTTCAGGCGCGCCCTTTAAGGCTTTGTTTTGGTGAGGTTGCTTCTTTTTTTCGCCATGCTGCTCTGGCTTTGGATGCTCATTGGGCTGTTCGTTAGGTTGCTCATTGTTTTCATTGCTCATATTGTCCTCACTATCAGCAGGGCTTTCTTCTGGCTCATGGCTATTCACTTCCCTGTGATTCTCAGGGGGCGCAATGGTATTATGACCGGGTTTATCTGGGGCTTCAGGTATGGTAACGGGGTCTTTGACTTCCTCAATAGGCTCTGCCAATTTTCGCTTGATAAAGCTATAGCCAATAGCGCCTAATATGTCGTACTCCTGACCTGCCTTGTATTCGTTAATATCAATGCCATTTTCTGAAGCAATGGCATCTTCTAGCATGCGAATTTTCATCTTGATTTACTCCAGAGAATGCCCCCTAAATGGGGGCAATAGGATTAAGGATTAGGGGTGGGTCCAATATCAGGATTGGCTTTAAGCGCAATCGCCACGAAAGAGCCGCCGGAAGTAACGCCGGTTGATACAATATTGGCTCTAACATAGCGCTTAATGCCTAAGTAGCCAATGCGCTTGGTTTTGTTATCATCAGCAGCTACAAAACCAGCGTCGGCAGTGGTGCCTAGCAACTGGTCTGCTGGCACGGTAGCCGCATCACTTAAGCTTGGATCGTTTCCATGCTGCACAACAATCGCATAGCTACCGTCAGTAATGGTATTGGCGCGAAAGAGAAACTCAAGCGCACCAAACCCTTGCCGGTCAATGATAATGCCATTGGTAGTGGTATTGCTGTTGATGGTCGTTAATGTCAATGCATTAACGGGGCTAATATGATTATGTAAGTCTTTACGAATGCTCATCTTAAACTCCTACTTTCATGATTTTGATAGCTTCAAAGTTAATCACATCGCCACCTACACGCTTAGTAACGTAGAACATTACATAAGGTTTGTTAGTGTATGGGTCGCGTAGAATGCGGATACCTTGTCTATCTAAGATCATATAGCCGCGCTGGAAGTCACCAAAAGCGACAGATAATGTACCGGATGCAACATTTGGCATGTCTTCCGCTCTAAAGTAAGGATAACCAAGGATATTGGAAGGCTCTGCGCCTAATCCTGGTTCCCACAGTGGGCGGCCTTGACCATCCACCATCTTTCTAATTTTGCCGATGGTAAAGCGGTTCATCGCCCAGCGTGCATTGTTTAAATAGCCTGGTTTTAAGGCGGTGTATAAATCTACCAAGCCCTCATAAGTAATAGCACCTGCTGCGCCGGAGTCTATTTGCTCAATAGTTCCCCAGGCTGTACCGTTGTCATACGTTAAGAAGCCACGTGGCTTACCTATGCCATTGCCGGTTACAAAGCTTGTGTTTTCAGTTAAAGCAAATTCAAGGGCAATCTGGTCTTGGATTTCTTCTTCGATGTTAAACACGGAGTCATCAAGCAGATTTTGTGACACCCCGGGGTTGGCATACTGCTCATGCACCTTAATCGATACCTTTTTGTAGCCTGCGGAAGCGGTTTCAGGTCGTGCTTCGGTCTCTGCTACCCATCCGCTAGTAGCTCTATCTACTCGCACTAAACGCTCGTATTGGTCAGTTCCGATGGTGCGAACAGTGGCATATTGGCGCATAGGGGTTGTGTCATGCAGAATTCTAATCACGTTCCTGTCGAATTCTGGAATAACCGTATAGCCACCTGCTGGGTCAGTGCCTGCGGTGAGCGATTTACTTTGAGTTTGTAAAAACTCAAGGTCACCGCGCTCCATGCGCTCTTCACCTTTACGTAAGAACTTGGTAAATACTTGCTTGTACTTGCGCTCATCCTCGGTTAATTTGCTGTCTGAGTCATTAGCTGACACAGTCATAGCACGTTTAGCGGCTAGTTCTGCATTTAAGGCAGCTTCTTTGGCTTCTTCAGCCTTCATAATGGCTTCATCAAGCTTTTTCAGTTTAATCTCAATGAGGGGATCAACATAGCCCTTAACGGACTCTTTAATGCGTTCCTCATTTGTTTTTTTAAATTCGTCAAAGTCACGATTGATTTCATCGGCTATTTTTTTAACTTCAGCTAACATTATGCTGTAACTCCTGATTTTATTGATTGACTTAACTGCTGCAATGCAGCAACTGCTTGTGCAATCTCATCTTCAGCGTCGCACTGATCGTTAATTGCTTTATAGCCGTGGCAAGAAATTGCCTTGGCCTGGTTACGAGAAAATCCAGCATCACGCAAGAAGTTCTCAAAATCTCGTATGGTTTTAATTTCATTGATACTTTTAACGCTGTTTACATTGGCAGCAGCATTGGCTGGGAATGTCACTACGCTTACCTCCCACAGCTTTATATCTGTTAGATAGCGCAAGCCATCATCACCGTAGCGGTAACCGCCTGAATTGACTGAATAGCCAATACTGAGGCCGCTCAATGCTTTGTTTTTTAGTAAGGCATAAGCTTCTTTTGCTTTTACGACATCATCTTTTAATAAACGGCCTTTAACAAAAAGCCCTATATCGTCCTCACGAATTTCATCATAAACGCCGATAGGCTCTTCTGGATTATGCTGCCATAGCATCTTTACTGCTTCAGCTGCATTGGTGCTTAAAAAGTTTCTAAAAGCCCCTTTAACTACCACGTCACCATAGCTATCAATATTGCCAAATACAGAGCCATAACCAGCAAATTCGCCGGTTTCGTTGAGCGTTTTTAGTTCTAGGGGTACAACTAACTGTTTGATTTGCATGTTTTATAACTCTTGGATTGATTGGGGTATATAAAGTAGTACGCACCTGCAATTAATGGCGTTTTCTGCGGAACCTTCGCCGGGTCGCATGATTAACTCTCCACCTATATCAAAAGGCTCACCTATCGCTCGTTGCTGACCATTAGCATCAGCATGGGCTGCCCGCGTTCTTTCATCCTCCGCGCTACACCATTCTCTAATTAAAGGCCTTTCACTTTGCTCTGCGGCAAGCTGGCTAGCATACGTTGCCGCATTATGGGTTTCGGTACGCGCTATAGTCCGTGCCCTATGTGCAGCTATCGTATTGCCAACTGACTCTCTAATAAGCTTAGCTATTTGGTTTTGCCCTAAACCTTCGTTAAATCCTCGCTGGATAGCGTCGGTAATGAGGTCAACTGTAGTCTGATTAATAATGACTGAATGCTGTAATGCGGTGCGGGCTATAAAATCGTTGGCTGTTTGCTCAAAGCTGGATTTAGCAAACCCCAGTTGCTCAAAAATATAACTGCTGAATTTCTTAATTATGGTGGCGTAGTGTGCTATCAGGAGCTTACGCCAATCCTTTATGCCGTTAGCAACTTGATGGAACTCGCCGCCAGCCTCAATAATCTTTGCAGCTTCCCTAGCCTGCTTAGTTAGCAGGCTTTTAGATTGCCTTGCTAGTCGAATTTCACCCTCAGCCATCATTTTAAGCATGACAGCCAAGTATTTTTGTTTATCCATCTTCGTAAGCTTTATTGGCTAATAGCTCTGCTGCTTCTTTACTATAGCCAGCTTGCTTTACCAGATAATCAATATAGATTGACTTGCTAACCTCCTCAGGGTCTTTTTCAGTCCTTGCGTTGAGTCCTTCGGCGTCAAAATCAAGGGGGAGTTTATTAACTGGCACTAACAAGTCATCGGCATTAGGTTTGGGCTTGTAGCCGCTCTCCTCTCTGGCCTCATTAATACTAATGATGCCTTCGCGAACATCGTCCCTAGCATTCTTGCGAGCTACCTCACGCCGTGGCATAAGCGCAGACACTTGGTCTAGGTCTGGCTTAATATCAATGTCCATTTTGAGTTTACGTGTTAGTTGGTGTGATATTTCGGCAAGAATGCTCTGCGTAAGCGGGATAACTGTTTCTTCATAAAGTGATAGTTTAGCTTCAGCTACATTTGTAAACGTTGCGCCTTCTGCCATGCCTAATAAGTAAGCTGGGTAGCCAAACGCGAGGCATATATCCCTTGCTGACGTGTTCTTGCCGTTAATCCAGTCCATGTCAATAGGACTCATACCCATCTGTACCCATTCCATGCCAAAAGGGATGGCATTAACTTTGCCAGCATTGGAACGGCCGGCAATGCGCTTGTCTATTAGCTCTCTTAATTGCGTGACCTGGTTTTCATCAAGAGAAGGGGTTTCTTTCGTACCTTTAAACGCTAGCAAACCGGAGGGTTTAGCTGAATTCTCTAATAGTGCCTTGTTCCATTGTCCCGCCTCATTGTGCTGGTCTACAGCCATAGCTGCCGCGCGAATGGGGCTTAAACCGTATAAGTCGTCTAGCGGGTTAGGCTCCTTAAGGTGTAGGATTTCGGACTCGTAAGTAATAGGGTCTATCTTGTACTCATAGACCTTGCCATTGATGCTATAGATATACTTTTCAGGGATGCTGAACGTGTTAGCAACGATTGTCACCCTATCCGGTCTTAGCGCTGATAGCTCTACCTTGCCGTCTCTACCACCACGCAACATAGCTTCGGTGGTTAGAATGTAGCTATTGCCAGAGATAAGCTTATGCATAACTACGGTACGCATAAATACTTCGTAGCTTTCTCGGGGGTTTGGTCTATCCAAACATTTATTTAAGAAATGTTTATCGTCTTCTATTTCTTTTCCATTAACACTTAGCAACGTAGGGATATTGGCTACCGCTTGGGATATCCGGGTAATGCAATGGTGCGCCACCACGTTTTTAATGTAGCCTTCTTGAGATAGGCTGCTATAGTCTGGCTGCGTCCATGTCGCATAGTTGCTTATCTGGCGTAGGATAAGGTTAATCGGCGTTGATTTTCGTTTTAGCCATTGAAACATAGTTATATTACGTCGATTAAAATTTCTTTTTTAAACATCAGCTCGGTAATTGCATAAACCAGGGCATCTAACCTGTCTGGTGACTCTTCATAAGTAAGAGGATCATAGTCACACATCTGATCTTCAAGATGCGGAAATGACCCAACGTGATGCACTCTACCTTGCTCATAGAGCGCTGCTACAGGCTCGGCTCTTACGTATTTACCGCGCTTAGCATGTATGCCCTTATAAGATATATTCTGGTCAAGGGAGCGTAATAGCGCTTCAATCAGCGCTCCACCATTGTTAGTTTCTGCTATAACCCTATCCGCATGGTGTTTTTTATATCCTTCAACAATCTTTTTCCCCCACTCGTTAGGGGTGTCTGATAGTGAGAGGTCGTTTAATACGTAGGCATGGCCATCAACGCCAAGACCAACAATGACTATGCCGGTCTCATCTGAATTTGGATTGGCAGTAACGGCGGGGTCCACGCCTATTACGATACGTATTAGCTCAGGACATCCCTTAACCCGCAGGTTATCAATAACAGAACGCTGCCAGAGCGCGTTGGGATTATCGTCTAATATCTCGGCATTAAGCTCTTGCCGCCCAAGGCGCGTCCCTTCGTATTTCTTAATAATTGAGTTTAGAAAGCTTGGCGCTAGGTTTTGCGCGTTATCGTATGTTGTGCCTTTTGTAATAAAGGTCTTAGGGTCTCGTGCCAGTTCTTTAACGACTGGGATTGGCCTAGGGGTAGTTGTAATCACGCACTGAGGATGCGCACCTAACCTTAGCCCGAATTTAAGCTGGTCTAAACTTTCGGGGTACCGCCAGGCTGCAAGCTCATCGAGCCAAGCGGCATCATGCTGTGGGCCGCGCAGTCGGTCTGGTTTATCCGCTGAAAACGTAGTGGCTATGGCCCCGTTAGGCCAGGTAAGCCTACGTTTCGACGATTGATAGATAGGCTTATTCCATTTAGGTGAAATAGCTAAAATACCGCTATCACCCTCAATCATTACATCACGCACATCCGCTGCGGTAGCTCCAACTAGAGCAATCCTCCCGCACTTGCCAGATTCTACTTTTTGCCTTATCCATTCTGCACCGGTTCTGGTTTTACCAAACCCACGTCCAGCAAGTATTAGCCAGTTATCCCAATCGCCAGCGGGAGTTAATTGCTTTGGCCTTGCCCATAAGCTCCAGTCGTGCAGTACGGCCTCAGCTTCATCATCCGTCAGTTGGCTTATCGCTTCCTGTATCTGATGCGGTGGCAGCGATTTTAGTAAGCTTATCAATGAGCCTTGATCTTGCGTCGCTAACATTAACTTCTACCGGCTTTTCGCCGCCCTCTAGCTGCATAATTTTAGTGCCATACTTTTTAGGCGCTAATCGCTCTGCCGCCCACTGACGGGCCTTAACTCGCAGCTCAGATCGTCTTGCATACTCTTTGTTAAAGTAGGGATTGCCATCTTTGTCCAGGAGCTCATCTTGTGACGAGTCGTCGGCAATCTCTATTGTCTGGTCGACTAAGAAATGAGCCTGATTTTCTCGCGCGTGCGTATACTGGTCGCAAAATTCTTTGTGCAGCTCCAACCATCTCAATATAGTAGACCTATCCGGCCAGTGAGGATTAGCTTCACAGAGCCTTATCAGACCTTTATCTGACTGAGAAATAGCATCACATATTTCTGTAGCTAATTCAGCCGTATAGTCGGTAGGCCTGCCTGCTTTGGTTTTTTCTTCTTTAGTCTTAGGCTTTTTTACTGTCCTTGCCATTACCTTAACAACTCCAATAACACCAATAAAATGCTTAATTCTGTCAACGTCCTTACGCTAACCACTGCATTTATTAGCCGTTGCATAAGTTACTGCGGCTCCGTGGTTTGTTCGCCATTACGCTTGAACCAGCCGTTTTCTATCATATAATCTTCTTCAACCACTTGTGAGCCAGTCGGCGGCTGCACCAATTGACCTGTTTTATAAAAGCAGGCAACCTGTCCGCTTGTCGGATGATCTATCCGATTTGTATATTGTCCGGTATTGCCATTTGGATATCCGAATTGTTGATTAACGATGGCTATCCATTGCTCATAGATTTCAGCGGTTTCAAAAACCGAATATTTTGGCGAAGGTGTAGCTGTCATAACAATTCAATCCCTATTTCATTTGCGAACATGCGAGAGATGGCGGTCTCCTCGTCTGGAGTAATAGCCCCTTCGATTACGGCTATATCCGATACCAATCCGTAGAATGGAAAGCTGGCTTGGTTTCTTGCCCCGACATATAAATAATGGTCACCAAAAGCATTAGTATTTTTGTTAAGAGCGCCGCCCTGCCGTGTTATTTGCACATTGTTTTTTATTAAGTTAACCTGGGGGTCGTTAACCGTTTTATTAAATTCAACGATTAATATTTGATTTTCATTGACGAAATATGAATTGTAAGAAGTGCCATTGAAGCCAACATTTCCACGCATCGCTGCATATAATCCGTTTACTGTATTACCGCTCAGATTTTCCATGTCGATGTAAAAACCAGTTTGCACACTATTTGTGTTAGATGACAGCTCAAGCAAGATTTTGGCTTGCCCGTCCACAAGCGATGCCGTTTTATTTTGAAAAACAACGACGACGGTTAAAATATTTGTTCGAGATGCTGGTAGCGGGTATTTGCTCACCATGCATTGCCCCAGCCCATCGAAGCTCGCACAAGGCTTGCCATTGAAACCAGTTGCCAAGGCCGTGGGCTGCAATAAATCTGACTCTTGTATAAGTGGATTGTTATAATATGCTTTATTTCGTATGTAGTTGGTTTTTCCAGCCACGGGCGTATACGTTGACAGGTCTCTAAACGAATAATAGTTGTACAGCCTGCCGCCGAATTTGTGCAGGTACTCCAGGTCTACCATGCGTTAGTTTTCCTGTAGCCTATAAACTGCACTAAAATTCTAGCAGCAGATGTAGCAGCAGAAACCCTTGCGATCAACTCATCGCCGAGAAATAAAATATTATTACTAGTTGCAGCTACTGAAAACGGCTGCGGAGTAACACCGGCCGTAATTGATATGGGGGCAGATGTACCGATAGCTATCTCACTCCCGGCGCCACCTACTTTCATGAATGGAGCAATTGTACAGCTACCCGAGCCTAAAGTTGTTGTAATTTGGGTAACGGTGAAATTATTGTCAAGACTAGGCGCAGCGTCATACGGAACATTAACTGTTGGGCTATCTATCTGAACTTTTTCTGAATGAGCCTCAAGCTTGGTACCGCCAGCGATTGACCACTGGGTTGAGCTATTTTTATAAATAATCCCTTTAGCCCCTGGCGCAGCAAGTGTATTACCGAGGAGTGTATTTGTGCCTTCTTTAACAAAAGTTTCATCCACACTACCAATATTTTCAAAAAAGCAGAAAA